TTTTAATCTCCATGTTAGGATCTCCGAAACGAACAACTACAACTTTACCATTCGGACCCATTGTGTACACTTTAAACTTCTTATTAGGATTTTCAGAAGTACGAATAGGATCGTTTAGTTTAACTTTTTTACCTTGATACTCTGCTTCAGTAATCTCCATATCTTCGTACAGATTACATTCTTCACAAACCTGATCAATCTCATCGGCCCTATTCTGCTTGAACGTTTTCATTATGAATGCTTCTTAACGTGAATATCATCGCCGTTGTGCCATTTGGTTACATCTTTGTGTAATCCATCTGACTTCCAATCAGGCATATGTGCTTTCAATGGTTTATCCAATTGGCTTTTTGTACCGTGATAATGAGTATCCATACCTTTGTGCGTTACTTTGGCGCCGTGTTTAGCAACATCTGCTTTGTGCTTTCTTTTTTCAGATGCTGACATGCCGTCTGCTCCGCCTTCGATATGAATGGTGTATTTTTTATTTGCATCGACATTTTCTTGAACTTCTGCATATGCCGCTGCAATGTTTCTTATATCATTAGTTTTCATTTTAGTTTCCCCTTTTAGCCGAAAGATAAGCAGCTATTGCCATGTCTCTTCGTTCTTCTTTATCTTTACCTTTAAACTGTGGCGCGTCTGAAGCTTGGAAATCTTTGATCCAAGAACCCATACCATCAGAAACTTTTAGTTTCTCGCCAAGATTCTTTTTTAATTTTTCTAAATCTTTTTTCAACTTATCTTTGTTAACAGAACCTGTTGCTTTTTTACTTAAGCCTGTCTTTGAAACATTTTTCATGCTCATTGAAAGTTCAGCAACTGGTTTTTTCTTTTGCGCCGGTTGCTTTGGCTGATCATGGTGATACTCTTGTACTGATTCTTTATGCGCAGCTTTATATAACTTTACTGCCTGAGCCATGTGTTTATCTTTCATGGTTCTTTTTGCTTCAGGATGATTTGGATTATCATCAATAAAACGAACTGAAGGTTCATCTACATTATGCTTCTTAACATGCTTCTTATACGTATCAAACTTTTTAGCATCTACAGCTTTACCAAACCTTTTACTCATTGGCTTCATACTACGGGATATTTCATTTATAGGTTCATCAGTTGATTCTCTTTTAAGTTTACCCATCATACCACTGTACTGTCTTCGCTGTAAGCTTCCAGGTGTCATGCTAGGTCGTTTGATTCCTGCAGCTCTTTGAGCTTTACGGTCTTTCTTTTTGTCAGCATCTCTCTCAGCTTGAGTTGGCATTCTGTATTTTTCTTCTGCACGTTTACGAACGTCAGCAAGTGATTTTTGAGTTGAAGACATTTTCTTTGGCTTTTCACTTTTAGCCATATGCGCAGCAAACTTTGCCGGATCTACCTTTGGTGCCGCTTCTCCTTTGATAACTTCTTTATCTACTGGTACCATACGAATTTTTTGCTTTCCGTCTGGACCAACATATCTTTCAGGTTTTTTATCTGCTGACTGTGGCATCTACTATCCTCTTACTTTCGCGGCTAGATCTTTGTCTGCCTTTCCCCATGTACCAGATGATTTGGTAACAAATGAATTGACTCTTGCTAAGCCCCATTGTTGTGGAGTAGTACCAGGCCTATGACCAGTTCTCCATGCAGCTACGCCTCGATTATAAACTTTACGAAGTATACCCATAGGCATACCAGATTTATCTGCTTTTTTCTTTAATGCTGCTGTAGCATTTTCGTTTATGTAAGCTTTAAAAGTAATCATGTTGTTGCCCTGTTCTTTATTTTTGTATCTGCAGTACGAGCTCTGTCCATCATTCGATCGTGTTTACGAGCATCAGATGCTTTTTCTCGATCAATCTTCATTTTTGCAATATCTACTTTGCTATCTTTTTCACCGAACATTTGCTTAAACTTTTTCGTATGCTTTGAAGGTTTAGTTTTTGCACTCTTATCACCTGCAGCTGGTTTATATGCAGCTGGATTATCATCATCCATTTTAGATTGTCTCTTAAATTGACGATCTCTTGAAACTTTTTGTGCCTTTGACAATCCAGAATGATATGCCTTTGGCTGTGTACCAGGTCTACCTTTAATATCAGAATCTTGAGGTGAACCTTTTTTACGTTCGTTGTCTTCGATGTTTAGAGTTTTGGGGTAATTCTTGTCCCCTGGTTTTAACTTCCGTTTTCCTGAGGCCCGACGTGCTCTGATATTTGCCCATAAACTTTCATTTTGTCCAGGTGTAGCATCTTTCCACTTTTTTGCTGCTTCGGGTGTACCTTCATCAGGATAATCTTTGTACATGCTCTTAGTGTTATCTTCTTCGAGCTTTGACACTTGATCTAACCAGCATCTTAGCTTTTCAGTTTTTGTTTCTACGATTAAATAATTTGAGCCTAGGTGATGTATCTTACCAACAATACCTTTATCATTAATAACAACTTCTTCACCAAGTTCAAATAAGTCATCACGGATATATGCTTCTCTTATATCTGAAACAGATTCTAATTGAACATGATTCTTGAATTCTCTTTTTTCTTTTAAACCCATACCTTTACGTACGTCATTAAACAAACGTTTAGCATCGGTATTGCTCATTGCCTTTGGTAAACCTTGAGCAAACTGTGTAAAGTCATTGTTAGAAGCATGACCACGTTGCTTTGTACCAGATGCACCTTCTGCACCTTTGGCATCAGGATCTCTTTGGCCTGCTGATACTAACTTCACGCCACCATCGAAGTTAAAGAATCCATGGCCACCTTTTTTACCATTATACTTATTGAGTCTTAGATCATATTCTTTTACACGATCAGATCCAGCAACCATCACAACTTTACGAAAGCCTTCATCATATAATGCAGATAGAGCATGGAAAGGTGTTATGACCTTTCTGTTTATCATAACCTGTCGACCATGTTTTGGAAACATTTTACGAACGTATTTAACTTTATCTTTATATGCTAAAGGATTTTCTTTTTCATCATTTGATTGCGATAAGAATACACGATAAGGATTTCTACCAGCGGCCGCTGCAAGTTTATCTAGCAATTTGCCATGACCAATAGTAGGAGGATTCATTCTACCAAAAGTAAAATAAACGACTCTTTCTTCTTCAACTAAAAATTTGCTAAATGAATTAATCATTATGTAGACTTGCTCCCACGTTTCTTTTCCATCTCAGCTTTACGAGTCTTTGGTAAAAGCTTCTTAGCAAGTCTATCTATCTTTTTCTTCATAGCTGGTTTTTCAAGACGCTTTTCAATCTCTTGCCGACGTGCAAAAGTTAAGTCACCTTTTGGAATATCTTTTGAGATCTTCTTAAACACTAACATACGAGCAGCTTTACGTGCTCTACTCTTTAATTTTTCTGGGGATGCAAACCTGCGCTTGGCTCGTTCACGCCCCATCTTGATACGTGACTTATAGCGCTTAAGCAAACGAGCGCGAGCTCTACGCTGCTGCATAGTAAGAGCTTCATCTACATCTTCGTCTGATCGAGGGGGATTTGTTGATGCGTAATCATACTTACGCTTTTTATAATTATATTTAATTAGTTCTGGCATGCCTGGAGCATAGTCCACAGCCAAGTAGTCTTTAAAGCTTAATTTCTTAACCATTAGTTTCTTCCCGGTTTATCCCATCCCTTTAATATATCAGGCGAAAAGTTGTTGTAGGAGAATTCCATCCTGTCAACAATCTTTACCGCGTCACCACCAAGTTTATCAATAGCAACGTAACCTTCTTCTCCGGTTACCTTATATCCATTACGAGTCTTAACAAAAGTTTTAACTTTAGCAAGTTTGTTAAGAGTATTTATAAGTTTTAATTTTGCAAGAACTATAACTTTTTGTAATTCAAACATATTTATGAGAGATTTTTTATTTTTTTCACTAAAGAATGATAAAATATTATCTAAATTTTGTCGCTGAGTTGCTTTTCCTCTTTCAGATTTTCTCTTAGCAATTTCTTTTGCGTACTTAAGTCGTATCCACCTAACGAGTTTATCGGCATGTCCTCTTGAATCTCCAGGGACTTGTCCCTTTCTGACATACTTATTATTGAATTGCTCAATGAGGCGCGGTAACTCGTCCGATTTCTCGAGCGTCCTAAGTGTGGATCCTGCGATTTGGTTAAAGAGTTTACCAGCTTGCGATAGATATTCATTCACTTTCTCCGTATCTTTTTTATTCATAGTAACATTTGTCATATCTCTAAGCATTGCATCTTGCGACCAAACACCTTTAGACTTATTTAATTTAGAAACATTTACACCATATGAAGCTTTCATGGTTTCAAATGTTTTACCTGTATATGTGGTATGCCAAACAATTCCTATTTTAGATTTCTTAATCTCAGCAGCTGCGGCTGAATTACTTGGCACAGCATATACAATAGTATTAGGATGAAACGTAATATAAGATTCACCATCTATCTTTTTAGTTGTTATATCGCCTGGTCCATATAAGAAGTCACCTTGTACGACACCTTTAATACCTAAAGCAGGAAGTTCTCGCAAAGCTATGTTAAGCTTATCAGCAAGATCGCCAGAAGTATCAGCATCCACATCGCTGGCAGTTTTATATACTTTTGGATTCTTATTAAAGATTCCTTTCTTAGCGACAAAAAACTTTCCATCAGATGGATCAATACCAGCAAAGATAGCAGGAGCGCCATCCCACTTGACAGATACACTACCATCATGAGATCCTTTCAGCATGTTTCTTAATTCTCGTAAAGCATTAATAGCTTCCCTTGTTCCGTTTACACCACCGTAAAGTACTTTATCCTCTATATGAGTCATATGAGTATTTTTTTGTTCTGTTATATATGAGCTAAAATTTTCCATATGTATATTATATTCCATTTAAAGAAGAAAGTAAATCATTATTTATATTTAAAATCACACATTAGACGAGTAGGATAACCATCACCGCCTTGTGTATCTCTTAAGTTTAATTTAAAAACGTATGTTGAGGATTGCATTTCTATATCTATGCGTTTACCTTTGCCACCTTTTCCTCCATAATAAACAACGGGGGCTATAACTGCAGCTGCAGTTTTCATAGCACTCTGAGTCATTTCTTTTGACAATATCTTGCCACTTAATTTATGTATGATATGATAATTGAAACCAATACCAGATTGAAGTAGGTGACTTAATCCTGCTTTATCAAACTTTGGCCTCTTATCGACTCTTCCAGAACTCGTACCGTTAAATACATTACAGAACTCTTCTTCATTAATGCCAAATAATTTCAAGAGCTTTTTCCCGTTTGGATTTACAATCTTTTCTGCCTGTATTTCTTTCTTAGTAAGAATAGTTTTGACACCAACATTAAAGAACGTAGTAGTGCCACCAAGTTTTAGACTAAGATATATTGGTCCTTGATCAATGGTAACTGTAATATCAGTTACAGATTTACCTACATCGAATCCTTTTCCTTTTGGATTAGTAAGTTGGATCTTCGGAGAGAACACGAGAGGACGGCGAGTATTTTCACCACCTACAACATCCACTTTAAACTCTTTTGATTCCGACATTTCATATGTTTTATCAAGGTGTTCAATCGCAGATGCCATGTTTCTATCTTTCACAGCATCACCAGCCCACCAAGATAAAAGCGCATTAGCAAACTGTGGTTCAAATAAGTTACCACGGTTGTTGGCACCACGATTACCAGAGGATCCATTGCCAAACTTTATTTTTACTTTTGATAAGTCTGCTTTAGCTTTTATATCTGCAATAGTCATATCGTCTTGCAACTGGCGAGTTACATTAACAGCGCCTTTCTTTCCTGGATCAATATTAATTGGTGTTGGTGCTTTTGGTTTTAAAATAGCAAAAAGTCTCTTGATCTCTTTTAAATTTTCCTCAGGAAAATCTTTAAGTTCAGAGTCTATCTCTTGCGTTGATTTTGGAAAGAATGTATAGGCCACACTAAACCCCATTGAATTAACAGTTGGTACTATTTATAATAAAAATAAAAAGGGGCCTAAGCCCCTCATTTTAGTTCTATGTAAGTTTTCCGGCCTTTCCGGACCAGGTGATATTGATATTGTTCAAATCCGCTATCAACTAAATCTTGGTTAAGGCTATTCACCATCTTCTCTACATTCTGTAGTTCTACAATATCTTCAGGTGAATTTTTAAATGTGCCGATTAGTTGAGGTTCTTTTTCACTTACTACTATTCCCATTATCACTTTTCCTCTCAAATTGCTTAACCAGTGGTTGAGCAAGAAAGAAGTCACCATAGACTTCTTCTATATAATCTAATACTATACATATTTCCAGAGCATTATCAAAGAATGTTTTTGCACATAAGTCATAATAAAACGTTTCATCAAGCTGACCATAACAATGAGTCATGGTGTAATGATGGAGAGCATCGATAACCATGCTTTCAGGAAACTCATATTCTTCTAATTGCTTTTGCACAATGCTCTCCATATTTTAGCTATTTATTCTTCTGAACTCTACGCTTTCGTGCAGCCTTTCTTTTACCTGATCCTTTCTTTCGCCGGCCAGGGCGTGGTCTATTTTTATGTGGCCAAGGCATTATTATTCTCCTTAAGAGGCAGTAGCGTATTCTACTGCCTTGTTAGCTGCTTTGATTTTACGAGATTGATTGACACCGAACCACGCTGATTGCATACGTGTATCTGCATTACGACCAAGTTTATGGTCTGTTAGATACGTGACAGAATTAAGAGCCTGCCACCATGTGCCTTCACCGAAGTTTGCACCAGGTTGAGTTTCAAGAACTTCATAAGCATCGCGTGCATTTTTAGAAAGATCTTTAACAGTTTTAACTTCTGATTCCTTATGTGTATAAGGGAATACGTCATTGTAAAACTGAACTAACGTTTCTGCAGTGAACCTACGAGTTGACAAGAACTCAGCCATTTCTTTGTACTGTGAGAATTTGTCATGAGCAATGCCAAGTGTTTCTTTTACCTGATCAGCATCGAATACTGAACGGTGGTTTAACTTGACAAAGTTCTTTGAAGCTGAGTTCAATGAGAAAGTAAGAGTGTTGCTGCATACAACACGGATAGGAGTAAAACGAACATCAATCGCTTTACCATACTGGTGAGGATTGCTAAACAATAAGTAAGAGTCAACTTGGTCTTCGCCAAGGATTGTGAAGGAGTCTTTTACTTTTGCTAGAGCAAATACATTGCTGCCACCTTTCAAAGATCCGGCTGTATTCATTTCCATATCGCCTGCAAGGACATACTCAGAAAAGAACTCGAAAGCTTCGGAGTTTTGAACGGGGTTCCAATCCCCACCAACATTAGTTAAGATTTTGTTATCTGATGAGCGAACCAAAGACTGTTGACCAGTAGGAATACGCTCTCCGTCTACATCAATAAATGAATCGACTTTTTCTACTGACCAATCAAGACCAGCTTTTCTCATCATTTGCTCAGGAGTAAGATCGTTTGAGACTTCTACACCAAGACCATGCCAAGGCTTATCACCTGCATATGCCATTTGTGCTACGCCATCGATCATTTCAACTTCATGTGCCATAATATATTTTCCTTTTCATTTTAATAATAATATAATACCATAATTCGTATTGATTGTAAACCCCTAAAATGCATTTTTTGCATTTTTTTTATCGCCTCATACTTGCGGCATCAACTGCAGCTTGTTTATTATCTTTACGTACTGGCATTAAGTTTGATTTATGAGTAACAACTATGCCAGCTATTTCATTACCTGTATATTTAACGGCATCTTTCTTTGTACCATTTGAACAGATGTTATCTGATGTAACACGAGGACCACAACTTAAATCAGGCAATTGATTTTTATGTTTAGTTGTTGACTTACCTACACCTAACTGTTTTAAAAACTTTTCGTGTTCTGCTTCAGCTTTCCTAAGCTTTTTGGATTTATGCCCAGGCTTACGACGCTTACCAGTGCCGTGAACCTGAACTCCTCTAATCATATGCATTGACATTAAGCAAGACTCCTTGGAAATTTTGACATGATATTATCATACCATTCAGGATTTTTATTTTTAAGGATATTGAGTGGAGCGCTTTCAAGACAATCTTTACTACGAGCTTCGGCATACTCTTCAACAGTATGAGATTTGATTAGCTCGGTTAAGAATTTAGCTTTAGTGATAGGACCTTTATACTTAAAGCGAGCAATGAAAAGTTCCATTGGCATACCGATACGTGAAGGATGAATATTATCCTTGCCATACACTTCATCATATGTTGGCTGGCCTTCGTATGGTCCTTTATATTCTAAGTAGCCGCCATGATATGTGAAGTTTTTTCTGATAAACTTAGTCATTACAATCTCCTTAACATTTGATATAACTATTCTACCACAGTTAAAACCAAATGTAAAGGAAAAAGTTTACTTTAAAAACAAATATTTGTGATTTTTATTTCTTGTCCA